CTCGCGAGAAAGTGGAGCACTTAGCTCCCTTTCTATCCCCATGAGGATCAAGGTCAAGAAGACCATAGCCTCGAAGGGGAAGCAGAGAGCTGAGCCCATAGAAGCGTACTTGGCCAGGCGAATAACGCCATGACCAGGCACATCAGCCTTACGGGACCGTGTTGCATCGACCGCCCAGAGCAATTCTGGGAAGTCGGACAACATAGCCCTTACATGCTGATTCGAGACACGATCGGAAGCTTCACTCAAATCGAGTGTAGCGAGGTCCCCGCTGTGGGATCCCTCTTGAGCCATAGACCTATTAGGGTCTTGGTCATCAAAACCGATCATGCGGGAGAGGAGACTATCCTCTCCAATCGCATCGAGGATCGACCGCAGAACTGCTTGCTGTGCAAATTGCATAGCAGCCGGCTCTATGGCAATGATCCTAGGTGACTTGAGCGTCTTAGGCACGGTGATCACCCTAACGGGAATCTCCGCGCCGGGCTCGAGGAATGTAGTATCCCTTTCCAGCTCGTCATAGTAACGACGATTTGGTATTAGATACTCTTCAGCGGGCATCACTCGCTGAAGCCGGGTAGTCCAGGTTCGCATACTGAACTTAGCATTACTGCTGAGTCGGTCTGCGACAGCGCCTGGACCATGCTTTGGCCAAAGCCTCGCGAAGTGGACATCTCTGTCCACCTTTGCGAAGACTTCAGCAAAAAGCATGTTCGAAATCCGCTTGAAATCCTCCATATAGGAGGGATCAAGACGGGCATCGGATTCCCGGACCTCCTGCTCACATTGAACAAATTCTGACATCGCTCGCCTCTCACGACGCGGATTTACAACCCGCGTAGACGACGACTTTGATAGGCCGTCATCTGGGAGGGCGATCTTACTAAACATCAGCGTAAGCTGACGTAAAGCAAAGATTGCTTCGATGTCAGGTTCGTCCAAAAGCGCACCACTACTAGAGTCGAACACACGTCCAAGGAAACCCGACAGAAATGCCGGGAGACCAGTAAGACGCTTCCTCCCAAAGGAAGGAGCGTCAGAAGGGACGACGAGACCTTGGTCAAGCCACTTTTGGGTAGCTTTTCCAAAGTCCGCCAGGGTAATCGCTAAAAACGACAACCCCTCGTGTTCAACTCGACGCAGGACAGTGTTTATGTCTTGCGTGGCGCTGGTGCAGCATCTCACTGCCATTTCATGAGCAGTGATGGACCAGAGTGACGTCAGGCTTTTCATGTTCCCTCCTTATCAGAGGTGGACAATCCCTAGCTCTGTC